TTACGGGGCAATGCCAACCGCTGCCGCCACTTTGTCGCCATTTGGCAGGGTAGCCAGCGGGTTGAAGCGCAGGGCGGTTTCAAGATGGTCTGGTGCCAGATGAGCATAGCGCATGGTCATTTTAATGTCGTGATGACCCAGGATTTTCTGCAGGGCAAGTATGTTCCCACCCGACATCATAAAGTGTGCAGCAAAGGTGTGGCGCAGAACGTGGGTAAGCTGTCCGCGTGGAAGCACGATGGAGGTTTTCTCCATGACTGATAAAAACTGGAAGTAGCAGTCCGTAAAGAACTTGAAGCCGTCCAGGGCAATGATTTCTTCGTACAGCTCTTTGCTGATCGGGATACTGCGGTTCTTTTTGCCTTTGGTTCTGACGAATGTGATTCGGTACTTTGTGACCTGGGAACGGGTGAGATTTACAGCTTCGCGCCAGCGTGCACCAGTACTCAGGCATATCTTAACGACTAGGGCGAGCAGGGGACTTTGGCGGTTGCAGTCGTACAAAAGCTCAGTAATTTGTTCATGTGTCAGCCAGGCCATCTCCTTTTCTGCGATGGTGAATTTGCGCATGTTCTCCAGCGGGTTCGGCGCTGTCCATTCACCTAGTCGGGCCAGTTCGCTAAAAACGCCGCTAAGGTAACTTTGCTCAAGGTTGATAGTTACCGGGCTGGCACCTTTCTTCCACTTGTCGCTGAAGTAAATTTCACCCGTTAGGCGTTTATCGCGGTAATGCGCGAACAATTTGGAGCTGAGATCTGTAGCGAGGGGGTTTTCGAGTGCATCGACCATCAAGAGCAGCTTGTCGTAAACATGCTCTCCAGCAGTAAGGGATTTGCCGTGCAGTTTGAACCAGAGTTCAACGACATCTTTCAAAGTCCGACGGTCTACCGATTCACCCAGCCAGGGCTTAGCCTCTGTCTCATCCATCGTGTGACGTTCAAAAGCCAATGCTTCACCTTTGGTGGAGAACTGCTTACGGACACGCCGTCCGCTACGTCCGGCGGGGTAGCATTCGCATATCCATTTACCTGTGTCGAGTTTTCGTACTGCCATAAAAAAGCCCTCATGTCTGAGGGCTAAATTTAACTGTATGTTTGAACAGTAGTCAATGTTTGATAACTATTAGATAAAACATTATCATTCATTTTTAACTGCTTCATTTAACCCAGCTTCAAAACTTGATATTTTAAAATTAACAAGTTCTTTAATAGAATGGCAAATATTCATTAAATCATGTATCTCGAAATTATCACATTTTCTCAGAACATCATCATTAGTTGATATATTAATTAAATTCATTACATCTTCGGCATTGAACTTTTCGTCATGCAAAATATTTTGAAATGTTGTTTGTATTACTTTGTAATAGCTATTAATATTTTCACTGTTTGAATGTGTAAGTTGATATAAATGTCTTATTTGTAGATATAATTCAAGCACTCTGTCTTTGAATAATTCTTCATCACTTTTAGTATTGTTAGAAAACTCATTCTCAAACTGGGATGTTAATTCTTCTTTTTCCTTCGGATCAATAGTCAGAGTCTCGGTTTTTTCAATTGCTTTTTTTAGTATTGGCCTCAGTGTATTTGTAAGGCGAATTACTTCATCAAGATCTTGTTTTGTAAAATCTCTATTATGAGCAACTTTGCATCTGAGCCGATATAAAATACTCCAGTTTTTTATTATAGTGTCAGCATTTGCTTCGATGTTTGACTCAAAGAATTTTTCCCAGTTTGTTCTGGGAACGATTTTTTTCAATTCTGAGAATATATCACCATTAATGTCTTTAAATTCAAGCGGGGTTAATTTTCGGATCAAATCTGTTATTTCAATCTCTCGGTAAGATTTGAATATAAAGTCAGATAGTTCGATGAAGTCAACTTGATACATTAAATTATGTTCATTATATTCCGTGTTTTTTTCGGATTTTTTCAATGCTTCTGAAAATTCCTTCGGCACTGAATCTTTTGTCCAAGACAATCCAACGTTATGTATCATGAATTTTGTTATTAACTTTCTCATTAAATTTTCAATTTCATGGATTAATGGATAAGCCTGAATTGAGTAATATTTGCTTATGTCATCCCAAATAATTTGAGTGCTACCTAAGTTACTTTCGCTAGATATTTTTTTGAATAGTCTGGTTAATTTTGAGAAAATGATTAAATTATCTTCACTAACGTCGCTTAGTGTTAATTTTACAGAGATAGTTTCTTTATTGCTTCCATATTCTGATATATTATATTTAAATGACTGTTCTTTGAATTTTAATTCTTTTGGTGAAAATATGACTTCCTCACTGGCCTCAATTATTTTTTTATAGGCTGACGGAGAGCGTCCAAAGGAAGTATCTTTATTCACTATTAATAACATCTCGACTATACATTCATCCATTAAATAGCTCCTCGTTTACGTGATTTATTTTGCTAAGATTTAAGTTTTACTTATATTTATTTATATTCAAGACATGCCATCACGATTTTTGCGATCATTATTATATCTTCTAACGCGCATTCGAAAGGAGATATACCACCTTCCACATGAAGGCGCCTGCCAGGCAAGCGTGTAATTGTTCTCATTGATATTTCACCATCAATATTAACAATCCATTTTCCATCACGGACATCATCATATTCAATATCACAAATGTATTTGGAACTATCAACAACAACAACCATCGGATTTTTTAGAGCTTTAGGTAGAAAATTTACATCAAAAACATAAGACCCTTCAGGACAAAGTTCACCATCATAAAGAATTTTTAGCGGAAGTTCTTTTGTGTTTTCATTTTGTGAACCTTCTTTGATTCCGTAGCCATTAGTCAGCCAGCTCAATGACGTACCTGTCTCTAAGGCGCACTGAATAACCCATTCCGCAGGGAAGGAGTCGCGCATATAGCGTGTCGCCAAAGTACTCTTTGAAATCCCTAAATGGTCGCACAAAGCTTGTCTTGTCTTGAAGCCATAGGCTTCAACCATACGTTCTATGGCACCACGGCCGCCTTTTTCCAAATTCATGGTCACTCCAGGTGAACTTTTATCTTGACGATTTCATGATGTGATCGTATGTTTGTTGTGTTCACAAAATACAAACGATCAGTATTCATCCTGATTAATCATTGCTAAACGAGGAATGTTGCATCATGAGACCTAACATTTCAATCACTCTAATCACCCCCCACGTCACTATCGAAAGATATAGCGAACTCACTGGGTTATCTATCGACACAATCAACGACATGCTTGCGGATGGTCGACTACTTCGTCATCGCCTACGTAAGGACAAAAAGCGTGAAAAAGTGATGATTAACATTGCTGCAATGACAGTTGATGCACTTTCTGATTGCGACGTGACTATCAACTAGTTCCATTTTGAGACCTCACGAAGGAACTGGCTATGTTTGACTATCGAGTTTCAAAACATCCGCATTTCAATGAAGCCTGCCGAACCTTCGCTTTACGTCATAACATGGCGAAGCTGGCAGAACGTGCAGGTATGAATGTTCAAACCCTGCGCAACAAGCTTAATCCGGAGCAACCGCACCAGCTCACTGCGCCAGATATCTGGCTGCTGACCGATCTCACAGAAGACTCAACATTAGTTGATGGTTTTCTGGCGCAGATCCATTGCCTGCCATGTGTTCCGGTAAACGAAGTTGCAAAAGAGAAATTACCGCATTACGTCATGAGCGCTACCGCAGAAATAGGTCGTGTTGCTGCCGGTGCTGTCTCTGGTGATGTGAAAACTACCGCAGGCCGTCGCGATGTAATCAGCAGCATTAATTCAGTTACACGTCTAATGGCACTGACCGCGGTTTCATTGCAGGCGCGTCTACAGGCAAATCCAGCGATGGCAAGTGCGGTGGATACCGTGACTGGCCTCGGTGCCTCGTTTGGTCTGATCTGAGGTGGTTATGCTGACGAAAGAACCTTCATTTGCATCACTGTTGGTTAGGCAAAGCCCGGCAATGCACTGTGGTCATGGTTGGATTTACTTACCTGATGGGAAAAAGTGGCATCCGTGTATTGAACAGTCTCCCCGGCAGCAGGCTGTCCGGGGAATAGGTAAAAAGAGATTGCTACAACGTTTAAGGATTAACGTGGCAGACAGCCCGCAAACCAGGCGAAAAGCTTTTCCTGGACGCTGAGCTTAGTGTCGTCAGAGCGACCACATGCAATAGCAGTTCTTTTGTAGGCAGGATTTAACAAAGAACCGAAAGGTGCGGAGTCAGAGTGATGCAGCATTTTCAATTTTTGTGCAATCAGTTCCGGGGTCAGTTCATCCACGGCATAAAGCAATTCTCCGTACTGGCGGCTTTGCACGCTGGCCCGCTCGGAAATAATCGCGGGTTGCCACACAAGTTGAATTGTTGCGATTACAACAACAGGCAAAGCGAACAACCATTCCAATCCGGTATCAGCAAATACTGCAGTACCGCTAATAATTTGGATAGCAGTCATCAATTTGTCAGCTCTACCATGAAACGTCGCTGTCATAAGCTCAAGGTAATAGCAGTAATGCAACTGGAAATATTCGGAGCTTTGTCTAGTCATGCCGGATTCCTATTTTTTATCTTGCCCCGGTTCTGGCTTAGGTGCAGGGGCAGGACGAGGCAATACATGGAAGTTGTCAGAGTCTGACATCAGGTTTCTCCTTCGAGGGGTAGATGATTGTTGGCGCAAATAGTCTACCACCAAGGCACGCGCCGGGCGTGTGAAAAGATTCCCGGCACAACTTCAAATAGGTATATGTACGACGAGACAGGAGGGAGTAATGGCTATTGATGGCCCGGCGGCAACTGTTCCATTAAGCCCCGGTAAACGCCTGGACGGGCTGAACCATATTGCGGAATTACGCGCAAAAGTGTTTGGACTGAATATTGAGTCGGAGCTTGAAAGGTTTATTGAAGATATGCTTGACCCAAGGGACGTTAACAATAAACAAAATGAGAGGGCGCTGGCAGCCATATTTTATATGGCAAAAATTCCGGCAGAACGTCATAGCATCAATATTAGTGATCTGACTACTGACGAAAAGCGGGAACTGATTAAAGCAATGAATCATTTTCGTGCAGTGGTGAGCTTATTTCCAAAACGGCTAACCATGCCGAATTAATCCACAACAGAAATTAATGGCGTAAACCCGCCGGGCATTCCTTTGCCCAAATTCAGGAGACATAACTATGCGAAACATTGAAACACGTATCACCAAGACCGGACCAGATGATGCAGGCCTCAATCTGCTGCTTACTGAGGCGCGTATAGATGAGCGCAAGGATCGTGCTTTAGCCGTTTCAATCCGAATGGAAGCGTTGGCGATTCATATTCTGCAGAAGGAAATGAACGGGGTGGAGGCTGCAGAGCTACTGCGCCGCGAAGCTGCGCGCTGTGAAGCGGAATCTCGGGGGGACTGGCACTGATGGCTGATTCAATGGACCTCGTGCAGCAGCGCGTGGAAGAAGATCTCCAGCGCCACATCCACAACGCCCGCGCCAAAGTGCCGGGCGTTTCCCGTGTTCTCTGCGTTGATTGCGATGCACCAATCCCGTCAGCTCGCCGCCGAGCCATCCCGGGTGTGCAGTGCTGCGTTACCTGTCAGGAAATTGCAGAGCTGAAAGGCAAACACTATAGCGGTCGTGCTGTATGAACAGCATCGATCCGCGCTGCTTCGCTGCCAGCACCATCAATACCATCAGTATTTCAGGTGGCAAAGATAGTCTTGCACAGTGGCTAAGAGCCATTGAAAACGATGTTCCGCATATCTCTGTCTTTGCTGATACGGGCCATGAACACCCGCAGACGATGGAATATCTGGATTATCTGGAATCAAAGCTGGGCAAGGTTATCCGCGTTAAAGCCGATTTCACGCGCCAGATAGAAGGGAAACGTAAATTTATTGCGGAAAAGTGGCCCGTTTCTCTGGTTCAGGAATGCGGTATGTCGCCGGATGAGGCTGCAGAGCGTATCCATCGGGCACTGGAAATCCTTAAACCAACCGGCATTCCGTTTCTTGATTTGTGCATGTGGAAAGGCCGTTTTCCTTCAACAAAAGTTCGTTTTTGTACTTTTGAGCTGAAACATGAGCCGGTGCGTACGCAGGTGATCGTCCCGGCTCTGGATGAATACGACGAGGTAATCAGCTGGCAGGGCGTCAGGGGACAGGAATCCCCAGAGCGTGCTTTGCTGCCTGAGTGGGAGGAAGACGCAGACGATACACCGGGCCTTCATGTTTATCGTCCGATCCTCAACTGGCTGCATGAAGATGTGTTCGCTCTTGCCAGACGCCATGGTATTAAGCCTAACCCACTTTATCTGCAGGGCTGCAGCCGTGTCGGGTGTATGCCATGTATTCACGCCCGCAAGTCTGAGCTTGCAGAAATTTTCCAGCGCTGGCCTGAAGAAATCCGCCGTGTGGCTGAATGGGAGAGGATGGTTGCGGAAAGTTCACGGCGTGGCAATTCAACATTCTTCCCGTCCACGCATGATCCGCGCCGTGCTGAAAAACGCATTGAAGTCATTACCGTTGATGCTTATGGCATTGAGTCTTATCGCGACTGGGCCTTAACCACTCGTGGCGGTGTGCAGTTCGATCTGCTGGCAGGCATGAATGATAAGGCGGTGTGTAGCAGTGTTTATGCGGGAGTCTGCGAGTGACGGAAATCAGTACAGGCCGTCTTGCCGCCACATTTGTAACTGAAAATCCCGGTAGCGTTGAGAATGTTGCCGGGCCTTATTCGTGGAATTTGCCCAAACAAGCGGTTAACCCGTATCTGGACCCGGCGGAAGTTGCGCCGGAGTCTGCGCTTTCAAACTTCATCACTCTGTACGCTGCGGATAACGAGCAGGAGCATCTGCGCCGTGAGGCGCTGAGTGATAAGGTTTGGGAACGCTATTTCTTCAATGAATCCCACGATCCTGTCCAGCGTGAAATGGAGCAGGATCGGCTGATTAGCCATGCCAAAATGGCCCGCGAACAGCAGCGAGTTAATCCTGATTTGGTGATTATTGCCGATGTAAGCGCCGCGCCTGCCCATATCAGCAAACCTCTGCTGGAACGGATTAAATACTTCAATACTCTAGGGCGTCCGAAAGCGTATTCCCGCTATCTGCGCGAAACTATCAGACCGTGTATTGAGCGGCTGGAACGCGTGCGGGACAGCCAAATGTCCGCCTCGTTTCGGTTTATGGCGAGCCATGACGGACTGGAGGGGCTGCTGATTCTGCCTGAAATGAGTCAGGATCAGGTCAAACGTCTGTCCACGCTGGTTGCGGCACATATGAGCATGTGCCTTGATGCGGCCTGCAGTGATCTGTTTGTTGCCGAAGATGTTAAACCAGAAGAGATCCGCAAGGCATGGGAAAGGGTTGCTGCAGAAGCCATGCGCCTTGAGGTCATCCCGCCTGCCTTTGAGAAGTTGCGCCGCAAAAAGCGCCGCCGCAAGCTGGTGCCTTATGAGCTTATCCCGCCGTCGCTGGCGCGCATGCTGTGCGCGGACTGGTGGTATCGCAAATTGTGGCAGATGCGCTGCGAGTGGCGGGAGGAACAGCTGCGAGCCGTCTGCCTGGTCAACAAGAAAGCGTCCCCGTATGTCAGCTATGAAGCCGTGATCCACAAACGCGAGCAGCGCCGCAAATCGCTGGAGTTCTTCCGCTCACATGAGCTGGTCAACGAAGACGGTGACACGCTGGACATGGAAGATGTGGTGAACGCCAGCAACAGCAACCCGGCACACCGCCGTAATGAAATGATGGCCTGTGTTAGAGGGCTGGAACTGATCGCGGAAATGCGCGGAGACTGCGCGGTGTTCTATACCATCACCTGCCCGTCACGCTTCCACGCAACCCTCAACAATGGCAGGCCTAATCCGAAATGGACCAGCGCCACTGTCCGGCAGAGCAGTGACTATCTGGTTGATACATTCGCCGCTTTTCGCAAGGCCATGTACAAGGCCGGGCTGCGCTGGTACGGCGTCCGCGTTGCAGAGCCGCACCATGACGGCACCGTGCACTGGCATCTTCTGTGCTTTATGCGCAAAAAAGACCGTCGTTCCATCACTGCGCTGCTGCGTAAGTTTGCCATCCGTGAAGACCGCGAGGAGCTGGGCACCAATACCGGGCCGCGCTTCAAGTCCGAACTAATCAACCCACGCAAGGGCACGCCGACCAGCTACATCGCCAAATACATCAGTAAGAACATCGACGGGCGCGGGCTGGCTAAAGAAATCAGCAAAGAAACCGGCAGATCACTGCGTGACAGCGCCGAGCATGTCAGCGCCTGGTCGTCGCTGCACCGTGTCCAGCAATTTCGTTTCTTTGGTATTCCGGGGCGTCAGGCATACCGCGAGCTGCGTTTGCTGGCAGGTCAGGCGGCGAGAGTACAGGGCGAACGCAAAGCGGGTGCGCCGGTACTGGATAATCCGCGTCTGGATGCGGTACTGGCAGCTGCGGACGCAGGTTGCTTTGCCACCTACATCATGAAACAGGGCGGTGTACTGGTTCCCCGCAAACATCACCTTGTCCGCACGGCTTATGAGCTTAACGACGAACCGAGCGCCTACGGAGATCACGGTATCCGTATCTATGGCATCTGGTCCCCGATTGTAGAGGGCAAGATTTGCACGCACGCGATGAAGTGGAAAAAGGTTCGTAAGGCCGTTGACGTTCAGGAGGCGGCAGCCGACAAGGGGGCTTGCGCCCCTTGGACTCGTGGCAATAACTGTCCCCCTGTTGAAAAGTTGAACCAATCAGGGGGAGATTTACCTGAAACCAGCGAGCCGGAGGCGCTACCGGATCTCCATAATCTGAGCGCGAAGGAACGGCGGGAGCTGACTGCGCGGCTAAGATTGGTAAAACCGAAGCGGCGGAAAGGATACAAACAGCAGATTAGCAATCATCAGCGCCAGCAGCTTGATGCTGAACTGAGGTCTAGGGGATTTGATGCGAGTGATACCGAGGTGGAGCTGCTTCTGCGTGGTGGCAGTATCCCGTCCGGGGCCGGGCTGCGTTTGTTCTACCGAAATCAGCGCCTGCAGGAAGATGATAAATGGCGGCAGTGGTACTAAGAGAGCTGGAATGAGGCTATCTATTAATCAAAGGGTTAGCTGAGTAAAAAACTATTTCAGCTTTAAATACATATGATGTACTGTATATATAAACAGTAATATTGGGAGGGAGTTGTGAACGATTTGTTCATGGAGTCACTTGCACTGCAACGGATAGAACTTATGGCCCGACTGGTCGCCAGCTCAGATTGTAGCGATGACGACAAGGAGGTGGCGATCTCCTGGCTGTCGGAGTTGACGAGTGATCTGGTTACTAGGCTAAATGAGTACGGAGTAAGGCAAGATGAAAGCACGCATTAGTGATTTTGCACCGTGGGAATCTCCCTCCCATACAGCATACGGCGACTTGATAACGCAGTGCATGTCTATGGTGCATGGATTCGCATGATCCAAAAAGGATCGCAACGGGTCGGGACCGCCAGAAATGGCGCGCTCTCCGACCCGTCATGCACCTGCATGAAAACCACTACACAAAGCGGGCAGGCGTGGCGGGGATACGAGCGCGCGCTCGTACAAAAAATAGTAATGCTAAGCAATTGTTGTTTTTGTCTAACACGTAAAGTAAATTAACTATCTATTCATCTATATGTCTAGGGAATGATTATATGAATTTTGATGCAACCCCATTAAATATTAAAAATATACTTTCTGTTAAACAGCGGTATGTAATCCCTCGGAATCAAAGAGAGTTCAGTTGGGAAAAATTACAACTTGATGAACTGTGGCAAGATATAATAAGGAATATAAAAATAAATTCCAAAGGCGATGCCTTTGAATTCAATGAATACTTTATCGGGACAATAGTACTATCTGGTGCTGATAGTGATGATGTTTTAGAGGTTGTTGATGGTCAGCAGCGCTTTAGTGTTATTACAATTTTACTTTCGCTGATTTCTAGGCTTCTAAGAAAAAATGGACAGGAAGAATTTGCTGATGATATTTTCAAAACCTATATCGTAACAGCAAACCAAACTTTTAACAGAAATTCTGTCAGTTCCGGTGGCGATTCAGTAGTTGAGAAGCTTTCTAAGAATAGTGATAGAGCTTTTTTTAAGCTTAAATTCCAAGATAAGCTTGAGCATAAGGCTTGTGTGACCTGTGACGAAGATAAAAAGATTCTATATGCCGGATTGTATTTAAGCCGAAAGCTCGGAAAGAAGGCTTTATGCAGTTCATTATTACGTGACGGTGCAGATAAGTACAAAAAGGAAGATTATCTTTTTTGTCTGCATGCTGTTTATAATATGGTTACCAATTATCTTAAACTAGTAAGGATATCTGTCGGTAAGGAAGATGATGCGTATGATATTTTCGAGGTTTTGAATGCAAGGGGAATAAACTTAAGTTCTATTGATTTAATAAAAAATAAAGTTTTTCAGAGCTGTGTTGAAACATATCCAGTAGATAAGGCTAAAGAAAAATGGGATTATATTACTAGCTGTATTGAGGCTAGGGATAGTAACTCCACAATGGTTGATTATGTTAGATGTTGGTGGCTTTCTAAATTTAACTATATAGGCGAAGACCAATTGTATCGAGCTTTCAAAAGAGAGCTAAATGAAGGTGTCTCTGGATTGACTGCAACATCATTTTTGGATGAATTGCATAAAGATGTTGATTTATATTGTAAGATAATTTCCCCTGATGTTGATGATTGGCCTCAGCAGGATCAACGAGGTATATTTAATTCTCTCAAGGCGTTTGAGATATTTAATGTTTCAATTCCCCGCCCGTTCATTTTATCACTGCTGAGAAAAAGGAGAGATAAGTCGAGAAGCCTTTCGCAAAAGAGTTTAATCGAGTGTCTTGCATGTTTGGAAAGATTCCATTTTAGATTTAATGCCATTTGTCGCTTAAGGCCATCAGGTATAGATGCTAAGTATTCAGTGTTAGCAGTTAGCCTTGATAAAGCTGCTAATAAACGTAGCGTTGATTTAACTATTAATGATGCAGTCTCGTATTTTTCTACCAAAAGTCCAAATGAAAAAATATTCAACGAGGCATTTATCAAGAATTTATTTTATACAAATAAGAAAGCATCGCAGCGTAAACTCATAATGTATATTTTTGAGCGTTTTGAGAAAGGGTTACGTGGGACCAATGAACTAAAATTAGATTTGGTTTCCCTTGAACACATAGGTGCGCAGAGTAGTTTTGATTCTGAGGTTGTTGGACTGATGGGGAATCTTCTTCCTCTTTGTTTTACTTTAAATGAATCATGTAAAAATGATGATTTAAGTAAAAAAATACCTGAGTATAAGAAGTCAAATCTTAGGTTGGTTAATGAGTTTATAGATGAGGTTTCCACGGATGTGGGGGTATGGAATCCTCAGAAAGTTAAGGATAGAACATTATCTATGTCGGCGAGAGCATATAATCTAATCTAATAAACTGGGCGCTTATGTTAAGCGCCTTGTTTCTAAATTATTCCTGAACATTTAAGGTATAAGCTTCAAAGCGGATCACTTCCTCGCCCAGCCAGTCGTTAAGCTCCTGCAGTCGCTTCTGCAACGGCATCAGCTCGTTGCGGACAAAGACGCGGCTGGCCTTTTCCACATCACCAAAGCCACCGGTATTGTTGGGAATAATGCCCATCATCTGCGGTGGTACGCGGTGCGCTGCCATCATGTCATCGCGGCTCACGTTCTTGATGTTCAGAAATTCATCTTTAGCCGCAACTTCCGACAGCGGGATGATCTGGATGCCGTCCTTTTTGCCGTTGGGCGAATACATAAACAGGTTGCGGAAGTTGCCCGGCCCTTTGGCGCTTTTCATTGCCTGGCGGATGTTGTTCACGTCCTCCTGATTCTGCGCTGCGTCGGTCATGTACATGATGAAACCCGCGTGGCTGCCGTTGATGTAATACTTTCGGCGGAACAGCGTTGCGGACTCGTTGAGAAGGGTTGATGGGATGGCGGAGAGATAGCCGGGCAGCCCGTAAATCTCCTGATTAATATCCGGCTCCAGCAGATGAAATATGTTGCCCTGCGTAAATTCATAGGGCTGCGTGGTCAGGCCGTACTGCACAAACCAGTAGGTGTCGAGGTCCACGCCGCGCCGTGTGTATTTCGCCAGTGCTGGCTCCAGCGACAGAACGCCGCCGAGGCGGTTGGTGCGCTTTTCCAGATAGGCGTTACCGAACACCAGATAGTCCTGGACGAAACGGGAAAAAGCCTGCTGGCTGAGCAGGCGGTGCGGGATGTAAGTACTGCTGAGAATGTCACGCTTAACGGCAATCGGTGAGCTGTGATGCACGGCGGCGCGATAGGTACGTGCCAGCCCGTCAAAACTGACCGGCGGTTCATACCAGCGATCTATCTGCACGCACTCCACATAATCCAGCAGCTCGCGGCGGTCCAGTACCGGAATGGGATCGCCAAAGCTGAATGCCTCTGCAGATACACCGCTTTTGTGTTGTACGTTGTGCTCAGCGGCTGCGCGGTTTTTCTTACGTTTGCTCATCAAAAAATCTCCACAATATTGCTGGTATTGGCGGATTCGCCCTGCAGCGGTTCGTTAAATAGGGCGTGCATTGTTGCCCAGGCCAGATCGGCGTGGCTGGCTTCTTCGCTGCGACTGGCTTCGTAGGTTGGGCGGTTGCCGCTGGCGGTGGTGGCCCGGCGGATAGCCATAAAGGACTGCGCAATGTCGGTGTGCCCGGCATCAAACTCCAGACGGCGGTGGCTGATAATGTCGTATGCCTTGAGCACCAGGGCGTTTTTGACGTTGGGGTTGTAGACAAACTCCCGCACGGCAGGAAAGAACGCTTTTACGTTCTCATAAACACCGTGCCCGACGCCGGTCGAGTCGATGCCGATATAGGTCACGTTGTACTGCTGCGTCAGCTTTTTGATAGCGTCCGCCTGGGCGCGAAAGTCCATCCCGCGCCACTGATGACGCTCCAGAATGCGGAACTTTCCGCCCGGTACAGTGGGCGGAGCCATAACCACACAACCTGCGCTGTCACCGTTCTGCGTACCTTTCGCAGGGTCATAGCCGATCCAGACTTCGCGCCAGCCAAACGGGCGCAGTGCCAGCGCCTGAAAATCGGTCCAGACTTCCCAGCTGTCCACCATGCACGCCTGCAGCTCGCTGAGCGGGAATACTGACGCCAGATCGTCAATAAATTCGCACATCAGCAGGTTCTGGTATTCGTCCGGGCTGTACTCCATGCGCAGCTGGTCGAGGTCGAACAGGTTACAGCCGCCGCGCACCGCATCCTCCACGGTGACGATCTGGCGGTACTGTCCGTCAGGGCAGAGCAGGCCGCGCGCAAGGTTGCTGTGGGTCAGGTCAATATCCACCTTGTCCGCTTTGGCACGGCCCCGGTTAAACAGCGCGCCGGACCAGAACGGATAGGCGCTGTGGGTCAGGCTGGACGGCGTGGAGAAGTAGGTTTGTCGCCATTTCTTGTGAATGGCCATACCGGAGGCCACCTTGCGCAGCTCCTGGAATTTCGGAATCCAGAAATATTCATCAAGATACAGGTTGCCGTGGTAGCTCTGCGCCGTACGGGCGTTGGTGCCGAGAAAGTACAATGCTGCGCCATTGGGTAGCACCATGGGATCGCCTTTCAGTTCCACTTCAACTTCTTTGGCAAAGTCGATGATGTACTGCTTAAAAACGTGCGCCTGTGCCTTACTGGCAGAAAGGAAAATCTGGTTGCGTCCGGTCAGCAGGGCGTCAATTAGTGCTTCACGGGCAAAATAAAACGTGGCGCCAATCTGGCGCGATTTGAGCAGATTGCGGATGCGGTTTGTTTTCCCGGCTTCAAACCAGTGGCGCTGATAGTCGAACATAGAGGCGTGGAAGACTTCTTCCAGCTTTTCGATCTGTTCGTCGGTGAAAACGTTCTTTTCCGGCTGCCTGCGCGGACCTTTGTTACGGTTGGCTACTTTCGGGTTTAAATCTGCTTCGTTCCCGCCGTCGTTAAATTTTCCGATTCGGGCGTGGCGCTCTGACTGGCGCGCCAGCAGGTCAATTTCCTTGAAGTCTTTCCCTTCTTTCTGCTCCTTCATGATGAGCTGGCAGTAACGTGCGGCGGTGGTGAGCTGCATCTGATCAAGCGGACCATAGTCGCCCCACTTGTCGCGTTTTTTCCAGCTGTGAACGGTTGCAACTTTTTCGCCCAGCATTTCAGCAATGCGGGCTACGCGGTATCCCTGAAAGTACAGCAGCATGGCCTGCCGACGGGGATCGAGGTCTGCGGGGGTCAGTGTCGTGTTCATGGCCCAAACATACGGCCTTGGGTGGCGGCTTTCCCCGGCTGCGGTTTGTGTGGTTTACCGTACAAATACAGCGCGTTGTCTCACTCCCCCCATCACCGCAAACATAAGGCTCCAGTAAGTTTTCTAACGGAGCACGGCTCATGACAGTGAAAGCAAAGCGTTTCCGTATCGGGGTGGAAGGTGCCACCACTGACGGGCGCGAGATCCAGCGTGAATGGCTGGAACAGATGGCTGCCAGCTACAACCCGACGGTCTACACCGCGTTGATTAATCTGGAGCACATCAAGTCTTATTCCCCGGACAGTGCCTTCAACCGTTACGGCAAAGTGACGGCGCTGGTTGCAGAGGAAATCCAGGACGGTCCGCTGGCGGGCAAGATGGCACTTTACGCAGATGTTGAACCGACGGACTCCCTGGTGGCACTGGTGAAAAAAGGCCAGAAGCTGTTTACCTCCATGGAGGTCAGCCCGAAGTTTGCCGACACCGGTAAAGCCTATCTTGTAGGACTGGCGGCTACTGACGATCCGGCGAGCCTCGGCACTGAAATGCTGGCATTCAGCGCCAGCGCCGCGCATAACCCGCTGGCGAACCGTAAGCAGAACCCTGAAAACCTGTTTACCGCTGCCGAAGAAACGCAGATCGAACTGGAAGAAGCCCAGGACGAAAAGCCGTCCCTCTTTGCCCGCGTCACCGCGCTGTTCACCAAAAAAGAGCAGACAGACGATGCGCGATTCTCTGATGTGCATAAAGCCGTGGAACTGGTCGCCACCGAGCAGCAGAACCTGAGCGAGCGCACTGATAAATCCCTGTCCGATCAGGACCAGCGCCTTTCTGAGCTGGAGTCCTCCCTGCAGGAGCAGCAGACCGCCTTTGCCGAGTTACAGCAGCAGCTGAGCCGTGAAGACAGCCGCAAAGATTACCGCCAGCGCGCGCCGGGCGGTGACGCACCGGCAGGCACCCTGACCAATTGCTGATGGAGCATAAAAACCGATGAAAAAGAAAACACGCTTTGCCTTTAACGCTTACCTGCAGCAACTGGCGCGCCTGAACGGTGTGGAGGTTGAAGAACTGTCCAGCAAGTTTACCGTGGAGCCGTCCGTGCAGCAGACGCTGGAAGACCAGATCCAGCAGTCCGCCGCTTTCCTGACGCTGATTAACATCACGCCGGTCACTGAGCAGTCAGGGCAGTTGCTGGGGCTGGGCGTTGGCAGCACCATTGCCGGAACCACCGATACCACCACCAAAGAGCGCGAGCCTACCGATCCGACGCTGATGGAAGACGTGGAATACAAATGCGAACAGACCAACTTTGATACGGTGCTGACCTACGCAAAACTGGACCTGTGGGCCAAGTTCCAGGACTTCCAGGTGCGTATCCGCAACGCCATCGTCAAGCGTCAGGCGCTGGACCGCATCATGATCGGCTTCAACGGCGTGAAGCGTGCCAAAACGTCCAACCGTGCTGAAAACCCGCTGCTGCAGGACGTCAATAAAGGCTGGCTGCAGAAAATCCGTGAAGACGCGCCGGATCATGTCATGGGTAGCAAAACCGCAGAAGACGGCACCACTACGGCGGAGCCGGTAAAAGTAGGTCCGGGAGGTAAGTATCTAAATCTTGACGCGGTGGTGATGGATACCGTCAATGAGCTGATCGATGTGGAGTATCAGGATGATGACGAGCTGGTTGTCGTCTGCGGTCGTGAACTGCTGTCCGACAAGTATTTCCCGCTGGTCAACAAAGAGCAGGACAACAGCGAGAAAATCGCCGCCGATCTGATCATCAGCCAGAAACGCATGGGCGGCCTGCAGGCTGTGCGCGCGCCTTTCTTCCCGGCGAATGCCCTGCTGATCACCCGTCTGGATAACCTGTCGATCTACTGGCAGGAAGACACCCGCCGCCGTTCTGTTATCGATAACCCGAAACGCGACCGGATTGAAAACTTTGAATCAGTCAACGAGGCGTATGTGGTCGAGGACTACCGCTGCGCGGCGCTGGTAGAAAACATCGAAATCGGTGATTTCAGCGCGCCTGCCGCACCGGAAAGTAGGGAATAACGCATGAGCCTGAGTCCCGCACGGCAGCACCGCCTGCGCATTCAGGCTGAACAGGCCGCCCGTGAGGGCGGCAGTGTTCGCCATGCGTCGGGCTATGACCTGATGCTGCTGCAGCTGGCAGAAGACCGCCGCCGCCTCAAGGGCGTCCAGTCCACGGTGAAAAAGGCGGAAATCAAGGTGGAACTGCTGCCGAAATATTCCGCCTGGGCGGAGGGCGTGCTGGCTGCCGGAGGTGCGCAGCAGGATGATGTGCTGATGTACGTAATGCTGTGGCGTATTGACGCCGGTGATTATGCCGGTGCGCTCGAAATCGGGCGCCATGCGCTGCGCCATGGCTGGGTGATGCCTCTGGGCAACCGTAACGTGCAGACCGTGCTGGCAGAAGAAATGGCAGACGCGGCGCAAAGCGCTCTGCTTGCCGCTGCCGGTTTTGATGCCGATCTGCTTCTGCAGACGCTGGACCTGACCATCGATCTGGATATGCCGGACCAGTCGCGGGCGCGCCTGCATAAAGCCATCGGCGCTGTACTGAGCGAAAGCAACCCGGCGTCTGCCCTGAATCACCTTAACCATGCGCTGCAGCTTGATCCCCGCTGCGGTGTGAAAAAAGAAAAGCAGCAGCTGGAGCGCAGACTGCGCAATGACAGCCGCTAACGAACGTGCCCCGCGCACGGGCGGCACGGGATGGCGAAAGGCACTGCCACATCAAAATTCCGTCCACCGCCCACTTATTCAGGAGAAAGCCGCATGAAGTTTGTTGCGCCAGAACAGGCACCGGAACAGGCGGAGGTCATCAAAAATACGCCGTTCTGGCCTGATGTGGATCTGTCGGAATTTCGCAGTGTGATGCGCACTGACGGCACGGTGACGCCGCGACGTTTAAAGCAGGTCGTGCTGACGGCAATTTCTGAGGTTAACGCTGAGCTGTTCGACTTCCGCAACCGTCAGCAGATGCTGGGCTGGCGGACACTTGCTGAGGTTCCCGCAGAAATGCTGGACGGCAAAAGCGAGCGTATCCGGCACTACCACAACGCTGTTTTTTGCTGGGCGCGCGCCGTGCTCAATGAGCGTTATCAGGACTATGACGCCACGGCGTCAGGTGTGAAGCGAGGGGAGGAGCTGGCGGAGGCCAGCGGCGATCTGTGGCGTGATGCCCGCTGGGCTATCAGCCGGGTGCAGGATGCACCGCACAGTACGGTGGAGCTTATCTGATGAAAGTGCGTGCGCATCAGTATGACACGGTGGACGCGCTTTGCTGGCGTCATTACGGGCGTACGCAGGGTGTCACTGAGCAGGTTCTGCAGGCAAATCCGGGGCTGGCTGAGTACGGCCCATTTTTACCGCACGGGCTGCAGGTGGAGCTGCCGGACATTACGGCGTCAACCACGGCGCAGACCGTCCAGCTATGGGACTGAATTATGACGCTTGAACGAATCAGCGCCTTTATCACTTACTGCATCGCCGTGCTGCTGGCATGGCTGGGCGATCTGTCGCTCAAGGATGTGTCAACGGTTGGCGGCGTACTGATTGGTGTGCTGATGCTGGCTATCAACTGGTACTACAAACACCAGTCTTTCAAATTGTTACGTGGCGGCAAAATTTCGCGGGGGGAATATGAATCCTTCAATCGTTAAGCGCTGCCTTGTCGGGGCGGTGCTGGCTATCGCCGCCACGCTGCCCGGTTTCCAGTCGCTTCATACCTCCGTTGAGGGGCTGAAACTGATCGCCGATTACGAGGGATGCCGCCTGCAGCCTTATCAGTGCAGCGCGGGCGTGTGGACCGACGGGATCGGCAATACGTCCGGTGTGGTGCCGGGCAAAACTATCACGGAACGGCAGGCGGCGCAGGGGTTAATAAACAATGTGTTGCTGACTGAAAAAAGGCTGGACGCCTGCCTGACGGTTAAGCCTCCGCAACATGTCTACGATGCGCTGGTGAGTATTGGTTTCAATGTAGGGACCGGCGCGATCTGCAGGTCAACCATGGTGTCATATATCAATCGCCAGCAGTGGTGGCAGGCATGCAACCAGCTACCGCGCTGGATTTACGTTAACGGTGTGAAAAATAAAGGTCTGGAGAACCGCCGCGCGCGGGAACTGGCCTGGTGCTTAAAAGGAACTGGGGCATGACGCGCTTGCTGGCGGTAGTGCTGGCGCTGGCTATTGCAGCGCTGGGCTGGCAGTCGTGGCGGTTTAACAATGCCAGTCACACCATCGAGACACAGGGGCGTGAGCTGGAAACGAAAGGGCGGGAGCTGACGAAGAAGAACAGTCAGTTGATCGGCCTGTCCATTCTGACCGAAACCAACAGCCGGGAGCAGACGCGGCTTTATGCGGCAGTGGAACAGACCACCGCACTGCTGCGCAGCCGCCAGCGCCGGATCGAGGAACTGAAACGTGAAAACGAGGATTTGCGCCGCTGGGCTGACGCTCCTTTGCCTGCTGACATTATCAGGCTGCGGGAGCGTCCGGCCTTCGCCGGAGGTGCAGCTTACCGTGAGTGGCTGTCCCAGAGTGACGCAGTGCCGCCTGGAAAGGTCAGCGCCGCGCAGTAACGGTGATCTGAATGCGGCACTGGATGAAACCGAGGCCGCCTGGGCGGTCTGTGCCGACAAAGTCGACACGATAGTTGCGTGTCAGGAGCGAAACAGTGAACAAACCGCAGTCCCTGCGCAGCGCCCTGAATAAAGCGGTGGCGTATGTCCGCAACAACCCGGATAAGCTGCACCTTTTCGTTGATAACGGCTCACTGGTGGCAACCGGTGCCAGCTCTATGTCATGGGAATACCGCTACACCCTGAACGTGGTGATCGAGGATTTCAGCGGCGACCAGAATCTGCTGATGGCTCCCGTGTTGCTGTGGCTTAGAGAAAACCAGCCGGACGCCATCAACAACCCGGAGCTGTGCGAAAAACTGTTCACCTTTGAAGTGGATATTCTGCGCAATGATGTATGCGATATCAGTCTGAATCTGCAACTGACGGAGCGTGTACTAGTCAGCACTGACGGTAATGTGTCGAGCGTTGAAGTGGTGCCGGAGCCTGACGGATTCGAGGAAATGTGGACGGTGAAACGTGGATGAACTGCAGAGGGTGGATGACTGGCTGACGGCGCTGCTTGCGAATCTGGAACCGGCAGCCCGCAAACGTATGATGCGACAGCTGGCGCAACAGCTGCGCCGGACGCAGCAGCAAAACATCAGGCTGCAGCGTAATCCTGACGGCAGCGGCTATGAGCCGCGCCGGGTGACTGCCCGCAGCAAGAAGGGACGCATCAAACGCCAGATGTTTGCAAAGCTTCGCACAACAAAATACCTGAAAACTGCAGCCAGTGCCGACTCTGCCAGCGTGCAGTTTGAGGGCAAGGTGCAGCGTATTGCCCGTGTTCACCACTACGGCCTGCGTGACCGCGTCAGCCGTATAGGCCCGGAGGTCCGCTATGCTGAGCGCCGCCTGCTGGGTGTAAATGATGAGGTGGAAACCGTTACCCGTGACACCCTGTTGAGCTGGATTGTGAAATAAATCTATTTTTTTCTTTTTTTTCCTGAGTGACCTTTGTTTTTGTTAGTTTGGTTCATTTTCACATTCAATTCTGAAATCTTATTTTGAATTGGAAGTGTGTTCAGTATTGGTGCTTTGAATATTTCAGCTATAGAGTATCCTGCTCTTGCTATACATATCACGCTAAAAAATATGACAATTAAAATGAAAAGACCACGGTTTTCTGATGACCATTTTGAAAAGGGTAACACAAAATTTGATGGGGCATTTGAGTATTCTAGGATTACATACATTCCATAAAGAAATGTTGCGGCTGTCTCTAAATTCCATAGACCATTAAGAATGTTTTTATAGAGTTCAAATTTACCCATTCTTATGAGTAATGCCCCTTGTACTATTGAGACGGTAAGTATGAAGCATAAATAATTTATCATATCCTTAGTGTCTGTCGATTTTACATTATACCAAATGAAGGTTCCTATTATTAAAAGTGTAAAAATTGAGGCGTAAATCCCCCACGGTAAATTTAAGCCAAATTTAAATTTCATCAAATCTCTCTTTTTCACATTGTGCGATATGCCAAACAACGTTCAAAACATGCCTGAGTTTGCTTTGAGTGGCAAATTAAAAAGCATGAATGCACAACTGACCGAAATCATGCGCCTTATCACCAACCTGATCCGCACCGGCACCGTGACCGAAGTGGACCGGGCAAACTGGCTGTGCCGGGTGAAGGTGGGCGAGCTTGAAACCAACTGGATTAACTGGCTGACGCTGCGCGCCGGTGGTGCCCGTACATGGTGGTGTCCGTCGCCGGATGAGCAGGTGGTGGTGCTGAGTATGGGCGGCAATCTGGAAACCGCTTTTGTGCTGCCCGCCATCTACTCCAATCAGTTTCCTCCGCCGTCGGATTCCGCGAACGGCTGCGTGACGGAGTACCCGGACGGGGGCTGGTTTGAGTATGAACCCGCCACCGGACGATGGCATGTCCGGGGGATCAAATCCATGGTGATCGAGGCGGCGGATAATATCACCCTCAAAACCGCTGAGTTTGTGGTGGAGGCTGACACCACGCGCATTAACAGCGAGGTGGTGATCAATGGTGGCGTCACCCAGGGCGGCGGCGCAATGAGTTCCAACGGGATCGTAGTTGATGGGCATGAGCATACTGGTGTTCTGAAAGGCGGCTCTAATACGGGAGGCCCGGTATGACATTGTATATCGGTATGAGCAGGAATGACGGGCAGGCCATTGCAGATACAGACCATCTGCGCCAGTCGGTGCGGGATATTCTGCTGACGCCGCAGGGCAGCCGTCTTGCCCGTCGGGAATATGGCTCCCTGCTGTCTGCCCTGATTGACCAGCCACAGAACCCGGCGCTGCGCCTGCAGATTATGGCTGCGGTCTATGTGGCGCTGAACCGCTGGGAGCCGCGCCTTATGCTGGACTCCATCACCATCAGCGGCAATTTTGACGGATCTATGGTGGTTGAGCTTACCGGACACAGCAATAACGGCGCGCCAGTTTCCCTTTCCGTATCAACAGGAGCAGACAATGGCAGTCATTGATCTTTCCCAACTACCGCCGCCGCAGATTGTGGATGTGCCGGACTTTGAAGCATTGCTGGCAGAACGCAAGGCCGCCTTTGTGGCCCTCCATCCGGTTGATGAACAGGAGGCCGTTATGCGCACGTTAGCGCTGGAGTCAGAACCTGCCACCAAACTGCTGCAGGAAAATACTTACCGCGAAATCCTGCTGCGTCAGCGAATTAATGAGGCTGCGCAGGCGGTCATGGTGGCCTATTCAATGGGAAATGACCTTGAGCAACTGGCAGGCAACTGCAACGTGAAGCGCCTGACGGTAGTCCCTGCCGATAATGACGCGGTGCCGCCGGTCGCTGCAGTGATGGAAAGTGATGAAGCATTACGCCAGCGTATTCCTGCAGCATTTGAGGGGCTGTCCGTTGCAGGGCCGACGGGAGCCTATGAGTTCCACGCCAGAAGCGCCGACGGGCGCGTGGCTGATGCCAGCGCAACCAGTCCTGCACCGGCAGAGGTGGTGCTTACCGTACTGAGTCGTGAGGGTGACGGTACAGCAGGGGCTGACCTGCTGGCAGTGGTTGAGCAGGCGCTTAACAGTGAAAAGGTTCGCCCGGTGGCAGACCGCCTGATGGTGCGCAGCGCAGAAATTATTCCGTACAGCGTGGACGCAACGATCTTCCTGTATCCGGGGCCGGAGGCTGAGCCGGTGATGGCAGAAGCAAAAGCCAGTCTGCAGAAATACATCGCCAGTCAGACGCGGCTGGGACGTGATATCCGCCGCAGCGCCATTTATGCCGCGTTGCACGTGGAGGGCGTCCAGCGTGTGGAGCTGGCGTCCCCGCTGGATGATGTGGTGCTGGATAAGACACAGGCAGCATCCTGTACCGAATGGAGCGTTACCAACGGGGGCACGGATGAATAGCCTGTTGCCGCCGGGTTCGTCGCCGCTTGAGCGTCGACTGGCGCAGACCTGCAGTGGGATTTCCGATCTGCAGGTATCGCTGCGTGATTTGTGGAACCCGGCAACCTGCCCGGTCAGATTCCTGCCTTATCTGGCCTGGGCGTTTTCTGTTGACAGATGGGATGAGCGCTGGACAGAAAGCGTCAAGCGCCGCGTTGTGCAGGACGCTTTTTATATCCATCAGCACAAGGGGACAACCAGCGCCGTGCGGCGCGTGGTGGAGCCGTTCGGCTTTCTGATCCGCATCATTGAGTGGTGGCAGACTGGCGAAACGCCGGGGACGTTCCGTCTGGATATTGGCGTGCAGGACCAGGGCATAACAGAAGAAACCTATCTGGAACTGGAGCGCCTGATCGGTGACGCCAAACCATGCAGCCGTCATCTGGTTGGTATGTCCATCAACCTGCAGACAGGCGGCCCGTATTTTGTGGGTGCAGCCACCTACACCGGCGAAGAAATCACGATCTACCCCTATATCAACGAAACCATTATTTCCGGCGGCACCGCTTATGAGGGCGGGGCGGTCCATGTTATTGACACGATGAGAGTGAACCCATGAGCGCAAAATTTTACACCCTGCTGACGGATATCGGCGCGGCGAAACTGGCAAGCGCCGCCGCGCTCGGTGTCCCGTTAAAAATTACCCATATGGCGGTGGGGAGCGGTGGCGGTGTGCTGCCCACACCCAACGCGCAACAGACCGCATTAGTTGCTGAGGAGCGCCGCGCGGCGCTGAATATGCTGTATATCGATCCGCAGAATAGCAGCCAGATTATTGCTGAGCAGGTGATCCCGGAAAATGAGGGCGGGTGGTGGATTCGTGAAGTCGGCCTGTTTGATGAAACAGGTGCGCTGATTGCTGTGGGAAACTGCCCGGCGAGCTACAAGCCGAAGCTGGCAGAGGGCAGCGGACGCACGCAGACCGTGCGTATGGTACTGATTACCAGCAGCACCGATAACATCACCCTGAAAATTGACCCAGCAGTGGTTCTGGCAACCCGCAAATATGTGGATGACAAGGTGCTGGAGCTTAAGGTGTATGTGGATGACCTGATGGCAAAGCACCTTGCTGCTGTTGATCCTCATTCGCAGTATGCCCCAAAAGACAGTCCGACACTCACCGGCACGCCAAAGGCGCCGACGGCGGCGGCAGGCAATAATTCCGCGCAGCTTGCAAACACGGCCTTTGTGCAGACAGCTATTCTTGCCCTGATTGGTGGCGCACCGGCAACGCTGGATACGCTGAAAGAAATCGCCGCAGCTATCAATAATGACCCGAATTTTAGTACCACCATTAATAATGCGCTGGCACTGAAAGCACCGCTGACAAGTCCGGCACTGACCGGCGCGCCCACGGCTCCCACTGCAGCCCAGTCGACGAACAATACGCAGATTGCCACTACCGCGTTTGTGAAAGCAGCCATTGCTGGGTTGGTTGGTTCGTCACCGGCGGCACTTGATACACTAAATGAACTGGCTGCTGCGTTGGGGAATGATCCTAACTTTGCGACAACAGTGATGAACGCGCTGGCGGGAAAACAGCCGCTTGATACCACGCTGACGAATCTCAGCGGGAAAAGCATCTCAAGGCTTCTCGAATACCTTGGTTTAACAGCCATCACCACAGTTAAAGGTGCTGCAGACAGTTTTCCTTATTTTTCGGGACCAAATTCCGCGCGATTAACCACCCTGACTGATTTCGCAAGAAACCTGCTCAGCAAGCCAGATGATATTGATGTAAGAAATGCACTGAAGTTAGGTACTGCGGCAACAAAAAAGGTGGGTAATGGAAGTGGTCAGCTCCCAGATATGAGCTTCTTTAGCAGGTCAATTGAGGGGAATGGATATTTTCTTTTGCCAAATGGTGTAGTTATACAGTGGGGGCGGGTTACGATTATCGGTTCTACGACTGCACACATTACTTATCCAATCCCCTTTCCAAATAACCGCCTTGTTCTTGCTGCATCACCAGTTGGTAGTGGCTTTACAATCAATCCGGCAACTCCAGTTTTTACAGATGGTGACAGATTCGGATGTGATGTCAGCTCATGGGGAACAAGTAACTACACCGCTATGTATATTGCTATTGGAGGCTAGGAATAATTATGTATGCATATTCAAATGGCAGTTTTTACCCGTTTTCGTTGATTGAGGCATACCAGGGGACAAAAACATGGCCTGATAATTATATCGAAGTGGATGAGGCAGTGTTTACTGAGTTCTCAAGGATACCACCTGCAGGTAAGATGCGGGGAACGGGATATGATGGGATGCCTGTTTGGGTGGATATCCCGCCCCTATCTCATGAGGAACTTATTGCTGAGGCTGGGCGCGAAAAACAGCGTCGTATAGACGAAGCAAACGACTTTATAAATGGGAAGCAGTGGCCCGGTAAGGCAGCAATGGGGCGTTTGACAGAAGTAGAAAAAATGCAATATAACTTATGGCTTGATTATCTTGATAATATTGGGGCAGTTGATACACAACTGGCCCCCAATATTATATGGCCTATATTAAGTTCTGACGTGTTTGTTTAATATTTCTGTATAGCGTGCTTTAGAGGTTATGAGGCCTTTCTTAAATAGGTATGCTGTGGCTGTGGTAAAGAAAACAAACATGAGTGCATTGATGATGTTACTTTGATTGTATGACACTCCAAGCAGAACGCCTTCAAAAAGATACATTTCGTATGAAATGCTGCCAAAAAAAGAAAGCGATGGAGTGTCAATTTTTAAAATAGAAAAAAGAGAAGTGATTAGTATACCAAAACTCAGACATGATACTTCATAACTGAGCATAGAATATTCATTGAATAGATCATGTAGGGAAAAAATGAAAATGACAGTGCTTATCGGAAGTAATATTTTGAAGGAAATTTTATCTTTATACTCTCCGATAATTACCCCTGCCGCAAATGAAAAAGCATGAAGAGTAAACTGGAAGTTGAGTTGAGGGAATTGCTCAAAAGGATGCCAGTAGTAAATAAATGTAGCGATTGCTGCTATTGATAAAACACGGAATGATTTGTTTTTGGTAAGAGAGTATGAAATAAAAAACAGGATATACCACATACATATAAAGTAAATAAACCACATAGTTCCATCTATGGGATGCAAGGGATTCGTAAGTGTAATTGTTCTAAGAACGCGTAAAGGATCGGTAAACAATATTCCGTATGCAATCGAAACCATGATAGTAACTAAGGCATAGGGAAGAATTACCCCAGATAACCTTTTCTTAAAAAAATCTTTTAATCCATTTGATGAACATGAACAAGATAATCCATATCCTGACAAAATAAGGAAGATGGATACAGCGAAGGCGGCAAAATATCGAAAGTCATAATCAAAGGTGCTTCGATGAATATTTACAAGATGGCCTAACATAACAACTAATATTGCGAAGCCTTTTAAATTTGTGGTTGTTGCTTTGTTTAACATCCGAGTTATATCCGAGTTATAACCAAATAAGGTGTAACGTGATTGTAATTTTTTGTAAGTATAAAATCAACTTTTCAGATAAATCTCAATGCAAATCATTTAATAACACCGTCCAGCAATTTTGGGATTGTGTGAGTCACGTTACAACGCTACACAGATGTCTGTGTGACGTAATCAATACAACATAGGGCGAAGCCTATTCCAATCAGGAGGTTCGCCGCTATGGCTCAGGATTACCACCACGGGGTGCGCGTTGTTGAAGTCAACGAGGGCACCCGATCTATCACCACGGTGAGCACCGCTATCGTGGGCATGGTCTGCACCGGCGATGATGCTGATGCGTCCATATTCCCTCTCAATAAGCCGGTTCTGCTGACGGATGTGCTGGAGGCCAGCGGTAAAGCAGGCGAGTCCGGCACGCTGGCCCGTTCGCTGGATGCGATTGCCGACCAGTCAAAACCCGTGACGGTTGTTGTGCGCGTGGCGCAGGGCGAAACCGAAGCGGAAACCACCTCCAATATTATCGGTGGCGTCACGTCCGACGGTAAAAAAACGGGGATGAAAGCGCTGCTTTCTGCGCAGTCGCAGCTGAAAGTTAAGCCGCGTATTCTCGGTGTGCCGGGGCATGACACGCAGGCGGTAGCCACTGAGCTGATGAGTATTGCGCAGAGCCTGCGCGGGTTTGCCTACCTGTCTGCCTATGGCTGCAAGACGGTGGAGGAAGCCATTGCTTACCGGGACAATTTCAGCCAGCGAGAAGGGATGCTGATCTGGCCTGATTTCATCAACTTTGACACCGTGCTAAAAGCCGATGCGACGGCTTACGCCTCTGCACGTGCGCTCGGTTTGCGCGCCAAAATCGACGAACAGACCGGATGGCACAAAACCCTGTCCAACGTGGGAGTGAATGGCGTCACCGGCATTTCCGCTGATGTGTTCTGGGACCTGCAGGACCCGGCAACGGACGCGGGACTGTTGAACCAGAATGACGTCACCACGCTGATCTGCAAAGACGGGTTCCGCTTCTGGGGTTCCCGCTGCCTCAGTGACGATCCCTTGTTTGCGTTTGAGAACTACACCCGCACGGCGCAGGTGCTGGCTGACACGATTGCAGAGGGGCATATGTGGGCCGTGGATAAACCACTGAATCCGTCACTGGCCCGCGACATTATCGAAGGTATTCGCGCCAAATTGCGCAGCCTGGTGAATCAGGGATACCTCATCGGGGCGGACTGCTGGCTGGATGAGTCAGTGAACGATAAAGACTCCCTGAAAGCCGGGAAACTCACCATCGACTACGACTACACGCCTGTGCCGCCGCTTGAAAATCTGATGCTGCGCCAGCGCATCACCGATCGCTACCTGGTCGATTTTGCCAGCCGTGTCAGTGCATAAGGGGGATACATGGCATTACCACGCAAGTTAAAACACCTGAACCTGTTCAACGACGGGAACAACTGGCAGGGGATCGTTGAGTCCCTGACTCTGCCGAAATTCACCCGCAAGTTTGAGAAGTATCGCGGCGGCGGTATGCCGGGCGCGGTGGATGTGGATATGGGGCTGGATGACGGCGCACTGGACACGGAATTTTCAATCGGCGGCACCGAACTGTTGTTATTCAAGCAGATGGGCAAGGCAACCGTTGATGGCATCCAGTTGCGTTTTACCGGCTCTATTCAGCGTGACGATACCGGCGAAGTTCAGGCCATTGAGCTGGTTGTGCGCGGGCGTCATAAAGAAGTGGATTCCGGCGAGTGGAAAACCGGCGAGAGCAGCACCACCAAAGTCAGCAGCACCAACAGCTACGCGAAGCTGACCATTAACGGCGAAGTGCTCTATGAGGTTGATGTGGTCAACATGATTGAAATCGTTGACGGCGTGGACCTGATGGAAGCACACCGTAACGCCCTTGGCCTCTGATTTAACTTAACGGCGCGGTGATCCGCGCCAGTATCTGATTAACAGGAAACGAACATGAGTGACAAGCTGACTGAAAAAACCGTACAACTGGATACGCCAATCATGCGCGGTAAAACCCAAATCACCGAAATTGTGCTGCGTAAGCCGCAGTCCGGTGCGCTGCGCGGCACCCGCCTGCAGGCCATTATGGATATGGACGTGGGGGCCATGATGACAGTGATCCCGCGTATTTCCACCCCGACGCTGACCGCACAGGAAATGGCTGAACTGGACCCCGCCGATCTCACCGCGCTGTCGGTCGAGGTGGTGACTTTTTTGTTGAAGAAGTCGGTGCTTGCCGGTTTACCGACAGCCTGACGATTGATGACCTGGTGGCGGATATCGCCACCATCTTTCACTGGTCGCCGTCCATCACTGACGTTATGCCGCTGACAGAGGTGCTGGAGTGGCGGCACAAAGCGATTCAGAGAAGCGGGGCCAGCGATGAGTGACAATAGCCTGCGTCTGCAGGTGATTCTGAACGCGGTTGACAAGCTCACCCGCCCATTTCGATCCGCGCAGGCCAGCTCAAAAGAGCTGGCTGCTGCTGTCAAAAAATCCCGCGATGCAATAAAGCAGCTTGATCAGGCCGGGAGCAGTCTGGACAGCTTCCGAAAGCTACAGGCAGAAAATCAGAAACTGGGCGACCGGCTGAACTATGCCCGCCAGCGTGCAAATTTACTCAGTCATGAGCTGGGTGCGATGGGGCCGCCTTCTCAACGGCAGGTTGTTGCTTTGGGCCGTCAACAGCTGGCTGTTCAGCGTCTGGAAGAACGGCAGAAAAAGCTGCAGCAGCAGACTGCACTTGTGCGTGCAGAGCTTTATCGTGCCGGTATTTCAGCCAGTGATGGTGCCAGCGCGACGGCCCGCATTACCCGTGAAACAATGCGTTATAACAGGCAGCTTTCTGAACAGGAAGCAAGGCTACGACGTGTCGGGGAGCAACAGCGAAAAATGCACGCCGCCCGTGCGGCATACTCCAGGAGTCTTGAGGTAAGGGATCGCATTGCAGGAGCCGGGGCCACCACCACGGCAGCGGGGCTGGCAATGGGCGCGCCGGTTATGGCTGCAGTTAAGAGCTATGCCAGTATGGAAGATGCCATGAAAGGCGTAGCAAAGCAGGTAAACGGGCTTCGTGACGATAACGGCAACCGTACAAAACAGTTTTATGACATGCAGGATGCCATTAAGGCTGCCAGTGAGCAGCTGCCGATGGAGAATGGTGCTATAGACTATGCCGCGCTGGTTGAAGGCGGCGCGCGCATGGGCGTGACCAGCCAGGACGATCCTTACGAAGACCAGAAACGTGACCTGCTGGCCTTTGCATCCACGGCGGCAAAAGCAGCAACGGCCTTTGAGTTGCCCGCCGATGAGCTGGCGGAAGGGCTGGGGAAAATCGCGCAGCTCTATAAAGTGCCGACGCGTAATATTGAACAACTGGGCGATGCGCTGAACTACCTGGACGATAACGCCATGTCAAAGGGCGGGGACATTATTAACGTCCTGCAGCGTATGGGGGGCGTGGCTGACCGCCTTGACTTCCGAAAGGCTGCTGCGCTGGGTTCAACATTCCTTTCTCTTGGGGCTGCCCCGGAAATTGCCGCCAGTGCCTCTAATGCCATGGTGCGTGAACTGTCCATTGCCACCATGCAAAGTAAACGCTTCTTTGAAGGTATGAACCTGCTGAAACTCAATCCTGCGGAGATTGAAAAGCAGATGACCACCGATGCCATGGGCACCATTCAGCGGGTTCTGGAGAAGGTCAACAATCTGCCGCAGGATAAACGCCTGTCAGCCATGACAATGATTTTTGGTAAAGAGTTTGGCGATGATGCGGCAAAGCTGGCTAACAACCTGCCGGAGCTGCAGCGTCAGCTGAAACTCACATCAGGCAGTGGTGCTAATGGCTCCATGCAGAAAGAATCCGACATTAACAAGGATTCATTGTCTGCGCAGTGGTTGCTGGTTAAGACTGGCGCGCAGAACGCTTTCAGCAGTCTGGGGGAAACGTTGCGTCAGCCGTTGATGGATATTATGGGCATGGTTAAGGGCGTGACCGGGGCGCTGCGTCGCTGGGTGGAGCAGAACCCCGTGCTGGCTGGCACGCTGATGAAAGTGGCGGCGGCTACGGCGGCTGTCACTGTCGGGCTGGGTACACTTGCCGTGGCAGTGGCTGCTGTGCTGGGGCCGATTGCGGTGATTCGGTTTGGCCTGTCTGTGCTGGGTGTAAAAACATTACCTTCCGTTGCTGCAGCGGTAACACGTACTGGCGGTGCCCTGTCATGGCTGGCAGGTGCGCCACTTTCCCTGTTGCGTCGGGGTATGGCGTCATCCGGTGGTAGTGTCGGGTTGCTGAGTGCCCCGCTTAATTCCCTGCGTCGCTCAGTTGGAATAGCGGGTAATGCACTGAAAACGGTGGCAGGTGCTCCGCTTGCCGTGTTCCGTGTCGGTATGTCAGGTATCCGTAATGTTATCGGTATGGTGATGAACCCGCTGGCGGCGTTGCGGGGTGGGCTGACAGCTGTCGGTGGCGTATTGCGTTTTCTTGTTTCTGGTCCGCTGGCATTACTTCGCGGCGCGCTGTTTGGTCTTTCCGGTATGCTGGGTGCGCTGCTCAGTCCGATAGGGCTGGTTGTGGCTGCGCTGGCTGGTGTGGCGCTGGTTGTGTGGAAATACTGGCAGCCCATCAGTGCATTTCTGGGGGGCGTGGTGGAAGGGTTCAAAGCCGCTGCAGCGCCCATCAGCGCCGCCTTTGAGCCGCTCAGGCCCATGTTCCAGTGGATTGGTGACAGGGTGCAGGCCTTGTGGGGCTGGTTCAGTGATTTACTTACGCCGGTTAAATCCACTTCCGAAGAACTGAACAGCGCAGCTGCAATGGGGCGCCGGTTTGGTGAGGCGCTTGCGGAAGGTCTGAATATGGTGATGCACCCGCTGGAGTCACTTAAATCTGGTGTGTCGTGGCTGCTGGAAAAGCTCGGTATTGTGAGTAAGGAGGCGGCAAAGGCGAAACTGCCCGCGCAGGTTACGCAGCAGCAGTCCGCCACGGTGAACAGTGACGGCAAAGTGGTGCTGCCGCCAGGCGGGTTCCCGGCTTACGCAGGGATGTACGACACGGGCGGGATCATTCCACGCGGGCAGTTTGGCATTGTTGGAGAAAATGGCCCTGAAATTGTGAACGGACCGGCAAATGTCACCAGCAGGCGGCGTACTGCTGCGCTTGCCTCTGTCGTTGCTGGCGTGATGGGGGTAGCTGCGACACCTGCAGAAGTGGCTCCGCTTCATCCGTTCAGTCTGCCTGCGAGGGCATACCAGACGCAGCCTGTGAAGGCTGACAGCCCGCCGTCAGTTATTCGTTATGAGATAAATGCGCCCATTCATATCGTCGCGCAGCCGGGACAGAGTACGCAGGATATTGCCCGTGAAGTGGCACGCCAGCTTGACGAGCGGGAACGCAGGGCCAGGGCAAAAGCACGCAGCAATTTCAGCGATCAGGGGGGGTATGAATCATGATGATGGTGCTGGGTTTATATGTATTTATGTTGCGCACTGTCCCTTATCAGGAGTTGCAGTATCAGCGCAGCTGGCGACATGCCGCCAACAGCCGGGTGAACCGCCGCCCGTCAACGCAGTTTCTTGGCCCGGATAATGATTCACTGACACTGTCCGGGGTTCTGCTGCCGGAAGTGACCGGAGGCAGGCTGTCATTGCTGGCGCTGGAGTTGATGGCAGAGCAGGGCAAAGCCTGGCCTTTAATTGAAGGCAGCGGAACTATTTACGGCATGTTTGTTATTGAAAGTCTGAGCCAGACAAAGACGGAGTTTTTTGCCAGTGGAATGCCCAGGCGCATTGAGTTTACGATCACCCTCAAACGGGTTGATGAATCGCTGTCTGACATGTTCGGGAGCCTGAGTGACCAGCTCAGCAACCTGCAGGACTCTGCTGCCTCTGCGATTGGGGGGATTAAGAACACGGTAGGAGGATTGCTGCAGTGAACGTTAATTCTGATCTTCTGAATCTGAACAGCAAAAGCCCGGCTTTCAGTATCGTCATTGAAGGTAAGGACGTGACGACCGTGCTGGATACCCGCCTGATGAGTCTGACGCTGACGGATAACCGGGGCTTTGAAGCGGACCAGCTTGATCTGGAGCTGGACGACGCCGACGGGATGATCGCCCTGCCGCGACGTGGGGCAGTGATTCAGCTGGCGCTGGGCTGGAAAGGCCAGCCGCTTTTCCCTAAAGGGGCTTTTACTGTGGATGAAATTGAACACAGCGGTGCCCCTGACCGGCTGACCATCCGGGCGCGTAGCGCAGATTTCCGTGAAACCCTCAATACACGGCGCGAAAAATCATGGCATCAGACAACGGTGGGGGAGGTGGTAAAGGAAATCGCCGCCCGGCATAACCTCAAAGTGGCGCTGGGTAAAGACCTGACGGATAAGGCGCTGGATCATCTGGACCAGACCAATGAAAGCGATGCAAGTTTTCTGATGAAACTGGCGAGACAGTATGGGGCGATTGCTTCCGTTAAGGACGGGAATCTGCTGTTTATCCGGCAGGGACAGGGAAGAACGGCGAGCGGCAAGCCGCTGCCGGTTATCACCATCACGCGCAAAGCCGGTGACGGTCATCGGTTCACCCTTGCTGATCGTGGTGCCTATACCGGTGTTATTGCCAGCTGGTTGCATACGCGTGAACCCATGAAAAAAGAGACAACCAGTGTTAAGCATCGTCGAAAGAAAACCACCACACCCAAAGAGCCGGAAGCAAAACAGGGCGATTATCTGGTGGGAACGGATGAAAACGTGCTGGTTCTTAATCGTACCTACGCCACCCGGAGCAATGCAGAGCGCGCAGCAAAAATGCAGTGGGAACGCCTGCAGCGCGGGGTTGCTTCATTTTCCCTGCAGCTCGCTGAGGGGCGGGCTGATCTCTATACGGAAATGCCGGTGAAGGTGGCGGGGTTTAAGCAGCCGATCGATGATGCAGAATGGACCATTACCACCCTGACGCATTCTGTCAGCCCGGATAATGGATTTACGACCAGCATGGAGCTTGAAGTGAAAATAGATGAGTTCGCAATGGAATGATTAGTTCCAAATTGCGAACAATGATGTATCATTATTGCGAACTGGTTAATAATGAGGGCTGATTATTATGATGAATTGTCCTATGTGCGGGCAGGCTGCACATACCCGAAGCAGCTTCCAGGTTTCCAATGAGACCAAAGAACGCTACAACCAGTGCACTAACATCGAATGCGGGCATACTTTCGTGACGCATGAGACTTTTGTGCGCTCAGTATGCCGTCCTCAAAAAATCAGCGCAGCACCGCCTCATCCAAAAGGTATGCAGGAACAATTTGCTTACTAATACTGACCCGCCGCTGGCGGGTTTTGTACGTTTGGTGCCGCCATAACAAAAGCGCTGTCGCCATTTTGTCGCCACACATGAAAAAGAAGTTATCTAAGTGCTTGATTGGAAGGGCGCTGAATTTCAGACAACAAAAAACCCATCAACCTTGAACCAAAACGGCGGGGTTGATGGGCTCCACAAATTGGGGACATCAAAGAAAAGCAGTGGCAATAGTTATGACTGACACCTTGAAGAAAAGTTCTGCTGAACTGCAAAAAATTTTCGTTTAAGGGTGATTTTCAGTGCTAACCAAGGCCTGGCCAGACAATGACGATGAGTGTCCCCGCCAATGTCAGCAGAACGTTGGCAATGGCGTAGGTGCCAGCATAGCCTAATGCCGGGATGTTGCTGCGAGCCGTGTCGCTGATAATTTCCATTGCCGGAGCGCAGGTACGCGCGCCCATCATGGCGCCAAACAGCAGGGCGCGGTTCATGCGCAATACGTAAGCGCCAAACAAGAAACAAATAACAACCGGAACCAGGCTCACAACCAATCCGGCAATCAGCATTTGACCACCAACGGCGCCAAGGCCATTGCCAATGCCGCTACCTGCGCTCAAACCGACGCCTGCCATGAATACCATCAGACCAAACTCTTTCACCATGTTCAGCGCGCCCTGCGGGATATAGCCAAACGTTGGATGGTTGGCACGCAGGAAGCCGAGCATAATCCCGGCGAACAGTAATCCAGCCGCATTCCCAATACCGAAGCTGAAATTACTGAACTGGAAAGTGATCATCCCAATCATCAGACCAATGATAAAGAAGGCGCAGAAGGCCAGCAGATCGGTCACCTGACTGTGAATGGAAATGAAGCCGATACGATCTGCGATCGTTTTAACGCGACGAGCATCGCCGCTAACCTGCAACACGTCACCTTTATTGAGCACGACGTTGTCATCGATAGGCATTTCGATCTGGCTGCGGATCACGCGGTTGAGGAAACAGCCGTGGTCGGTCAGCTTCAACTGGGCCAGGCGACGGCCAACGGCATTGTGGTTTTTCACCACAATCTCTTCAGTGACAATACGCATATCGAGCAGATCGCGATCGAACACTTCTTTGCCGTTACGGAAACTGGGATCGAGGCGGGCATGCGCGTCTGGATAACCTACTAAGGCTATTTCGTCGCCCATTTGCAGCACTGCGTCACCGTCCGGGTTAGCCAGGATGCCGTTGCGGCGGATGCGTTCAATGTAGCAGCCGGTCTGACGATAAATACCCAGTTCGCGCAGATTCTTACCATCAGCCCATGCCACCAGCTCCGGGCCCACGCGGTACGCGCGGATCACCGGCAGATAAACCTTACGGTTGGCGTCAGTGTCCAGACCACGCTCACGCGCAATTTGTTGGGCGCTGGTTTGCAGGTCCTGATGTTGAAGTTTTGGCAGGTAGCGCGCACCGACAATCAGACTGACCAGTCCAATCAAATAGGTGAGGGCGTACCCCAGACTCAGGTTATCGAGGGCGGTGGAAAGCTGTGAGCCTGCCATTCCGGAATGGCGCAAGGTATCGCCTGCGCCGACCAGCACCGGCGTGGAGGTCATCGAACCGGCCAGCATACCCGCCGTCAGGCCGATGTCCCAGCCAAATAGCTTACCCAGCCCCAGGGCGATCAGCATTGCGCTACCGACCATCACCAGAGCAAGCATTAGATAATTTTTCCCATCGCGAAAAAAAATCGAAAAAAAGTTGGGGCCGGCTTCGACGCCGACACAAAAAATAAACAGCATAAAGCCGAGATTTAATGCATCGGTGTTAATACTAAAGTGCTGCTGACCTAATAATAGGGACACCACTAAAACGCCAATGGAATTACCGAGTTGGACTGAACCCAGGCGTAATTTACCCAGGCAGAGGCCCAGAGCCAGGACCACAAATAATAACAGGATGTAATTCCCATTTAACAAATCTGCGACGTTTATATTCACTGAGGCTAACTTCTTGTTTACTAGTAAGCTATTGAAAGAAATGGCAATTTACGCTAATGTTTTTGCCAGAAATTAAGGGGCGACAGCACTACACACAGCCCCGATTAATGCAGCATAACAATATATGCGGATAGTTTAATCTCATTACGTATCAACGGCTATAAGAATCGTGTGGGTGTGTTTTTGGCATGGAATGCCGAGTTACTTTATCTGACTGGACGCCTGTGGGCGAAAAGAGTGTTCGATAGAGAATGTGTCAGGAGGAACGATTGAAACATAAGCAAAGTTGGGCGGGGGCGATCTGCTGCTTTGTGCTCTTTATTGTGGTGTGTCTTTCATTAACGCTAAACGTGAAAGGGGCATTCAGAGCGGCAGGGCATCCAGAGGTCGGGTTGTTGTTTTTTATCTTGCCTGGTGCTGCAGCAAGTTTTTTCTCCCATCGGCGGGAGGTGCTCAGACCTCTTCTTGGTGCAATGTTGGCGGCACCGTGCTGTCTGTTACTGATGCGGTTCGTTTTTATGCCGACGCGTTCATTGTGGCAAGAGATGGCGTGGTTATTCAGTGCGGTGTTTTGGTGCGCGCTTGGCGCATTGTGTTTTTTGTTTATCAGTAGCTTATTCAATCAGCATCAACGACGGAAAAAGAACTGATGACGCCCTCCAGCGGAGGGCGTAGACACTGCTATCAGGCGAACAGATTCATATTCTCTTTTGCCCACGCCTCAAAATCCGTGCATCCGCCGATGTGTTTTTGATCAACAAAAATCTGCGGAACGGTTTCTACTGGCTTACCTACCGTCTTTTCCAGATCGGCTTTCGTAATACCTTCGGCATGGATGTCAATGTAGCGGAAGTTAAAATCGTCATGCTCATTGCTTAATTTTTCTGCTAATTCTTTTGCGCGCACGCAATACGGGCACCCTGGGCGACCAAAAATAACGGCAAACAT